TCTTCCAATATATCCCCGATGAGGTCGGAAGTTCACCGAGACAGTCCATTCTCTGCCCGGCCAGTCCCGATCGATGGTGAGTGATGCCAGCTCGTAAACAACCGCTGCGAGGGGCAACTAAAGCAAGGCTTCACAGTCCACTTCTCAAGGGCAAAACTAGAGCCGATGAAGTCGCTAAGATGGCCGAGGATCTAGGCATGCCTTTATTGCCATGGCAACGCTGGTTATTAGATGACATGATGCGCCTAGACAGTAAAGGCATGTACGTTCGCAAGACTTCTCTCGTACTCGTAGCACGTCAGAATGGTAAGTCCCATCTAGGGCGTATGCGCGTTATTTGGGGGCTCTTTTACGGAGGTGAGATGAAGCATTTGATCATGTCATCCAACCGAGCCACAGCCCTTATGACCTTTCGTGAGATTGCGTGGATCATCGAGAACGCACCTCACCTCAAGGCAGGCACAAAGGCGATCCGATATGCCAATGGAGGCGAGCGCATCGAGCTACTTAACGGCGCAACACTCGACCTAGTATCTGATACCCGTGACTCATCTCGTGGACGTACTGCCGACTTTCTTTGGATTGATGAGGTTCGAGAGATCAGTAAGGACGGGTACACCGCCGCAATTCCGACTACTCGTGCAAGGGCTAACAGTCAGACACTTTTAACGTCCAATGCCGGAGACGCATTCTCCGAGACGCTAAACACGCTACGCGAAAGAGCCTTATCGGCGCCTCCTAAGTCATTCGGATTCTACGAATACTCAGCGCCACAGTATTGCAAGATCACAGACCGAGCAGGATGGGCGATGGCCAACCCTGCACTCGGCTACACGATAACGGAGGAATCACTTGAGGAAGCTGTTGCGACTAATAAGATTGAAGACACTAGAACAGAGCTTTTATGTCAATGGATTGATTCTCTACAGAGTCCGTGGCCTCATGGCGTACTTGAGGCGACCTCCGATGCCACGCTCACGATTCCGATCGGTGGCTATACAGTATTTGGCTTCGATGTATCTCCTTCTCGCCGCAATGCGAGCCTCGTTGCTGGTCAGATTATGGGTGACGGGCGAATCGGAGTGGGAATCTTGCAGACGTGGGAAAGTCAAGTCTCAGTAGACGACCTAAAGATTGCAGCAGAGATCAAAGCGTGGGCAGATCAGTATCGACCCAAGATGATCTGTTATGACAAGTATGCAACACAGTCAATCGCTGAGCGCCTTGCCAATGCCGGACAGATTATTCAGGATGTATCAGGCCAGCAATTTTATCAGGCGTGTTCGGATCTTCTTGATGGTCTAGTCAATAGTCGAGTAGTCCATAACGGACAGGATGAGCTGATAAAGCAGATGAACAACTGCGCGGCTAAGGTGAACGATTCAGCATGGCGCATTGTAAAGCGTAAGAGCGCTGGCGACATCTCTGCACCGATCTCTTTAGCGATGGTAGTCTCGATGCTACTCAAGCCACAACAGATAGCAAAGATATACACGGAATGACCTACATGTAGTGTATAATTGCGACTTATGGGTCTATTCGATCGTAAGCCAAAAGTTGTAGAGGCTCAACGTGCGCCGCAGATTATGGGCGACAGCATCAATGCGATCTACAATTTTACTTTCCCCGTTATCTCGCGCCGTGACGCTATGAGCGTTCCAGCTCTAAAGCGATGCCGCGATCTACTCTGCACAGTCGGTACTATCCCGCTTGAGTATAAGAAAAAGGCTACAGGCGAAGAGATCGCCGCGCCTCGTTGGGTGCATCAACTGTCAAAGTCACAGCCTCAATTCGTCACTCTTTCATGGCTAGTAGATAGCCTTCTATTTTATGGTCAAGCATTCCTAGAGATTACCGAAGTTTATTCCGAAGACGGGCGAGGCGCGTCCTTTGAGTGGGTCTCTAACACTCGAGTCACTTTTGATTTAGATATACATAACACTTTCGTCACTCAGTACTACGTCGATGGATCACCCCGGCCAATGTCAGGACTTGGTTCACTTGTTACATTCCAGGCGTTCAATGAGGGAATTCTAAACACAGGATCTCGCACAATTCAGAGTGCAATCGATGTACAAAAGGCCGCCGCTATTGCAGCGGGAACGCCAATGGCTACAGGTTACATTCGTAACTCTGGCGCTGATCTACCACCTGCCGAAGTACAGGGATTACTAGCCGCATGGAAAGCAGCGCGTCAAAATAGATCGACCGCTTATTTAACTTCTACCCTGCAATACGAGGCTGTCGGATTTAGCCCTAAAGACATGATGTACAACGAAGCGATTCAGAATCTTGCAACCGAGATAAGCCGTCTATGCGGAGTGCCTAGCTACTACCTTTCAGCCGATCAAAATACATCGATGACTTACGCAAACATTCTCGATGAGCGTAAGCAACTCGTGGCCTTAGCGTTCCAGCCGTACATTTCTGCAATCGAAACACGCTTAAGCATGGACGATATATCTACGGCTGGGCACTATGTAAAGTTCGATCTTGATGCTTCGTTCTTGCGTGTAGAGCCTATGGAAAGACTTCTCGTACTTGAGAAGATGTTATCTCTAGGACTTATCAGCACAGAGCAAGCGATGGAGATGGAAGATTTAACACCTAACGGAAGTGATGACTAATGGAAACTCTATACATTGAAGCATCTTCAATCGAGTGCAGCGAAGACCGCCGCGAGATTTCGGGAAAGATTGTGCCATTAGGCACAGGCGAGATCGGTCAGACTAATCTTGGCGCTTATACTTTTGAGGCTGGTTCTATTGAGATTGAAGATGTTAAAGCCATAAAATTATTCAGTCAGCATGACATGAAGAAGCCAATCGGAAAAATGATCAGCGCAGAAACACGCGACGGCATTGGAATTTTTGCTACCTTTAAGTTAAGTCGCAGCACAGCCGGAAGCGATGCTCTCGTCATGGCACAAGAAGGTCTTGTATCTGGACTTTCGATCGGTGCAGAAATTATTTCATCAAAGCCATCACGCGATGGCCACACAGTCGTTACAGCGGCTAAATTAAAAGAAGTTTCTCTAGTAACTGAGCCAGCATTTAAGTCGGCTCAAGTATTAGAGATCGCAGCGGAAGAAGCGCCAGCCGAAGCCGTAGAAGAAACCCTACCTACAGAAAGCGAGACAGTCGTGGAAGACACAACAGTCGAAGCAACACCAGTAGAGGCTGCGGCTGTAGAAGCTGCTCGTCCTACTGTACAAGCGATGGTATATTCAACACCTCGCATTGAAGTTACAAAGCGTAACTACCTTGAAAACACATTGAAGGCTAACCTCTTTGGTGATGATGATTCTCGTCAATGGCTTCGCGCTGCTGACAACGATCAGACAACAGGTGCAGGATTTATTCCAACACCACAAAGCACACAGCTACTTAACTTCCTTTCTAACGCAGATCGCCCGATGATCGACTCGATCTCACGCGGCACAATGCCAGAGTTTGGAAAAACATTCGAGTTGCCAAAGATTACTGAAGTGCCTCTAGTTGATCAAATTGACGAAAATGCTGCAGTCACAGACTCACAACTTGAAGCGTCATACATCACAGTTACAAAGAAGTCATTTAAGGGTCGTGCAATTACTACTCTTGAATTGCTCACAAATTCAACACCTGCATTTCTTGACGAACTTCTAGTCCAGATGGAATATGCTTACGCAGCAGAGACTGAAGATTATGTAACTAAGGCAATTCAAGCTGCTGGAACACTTAACGCAACAGCACAGGCTAACTCAGCAACAGGCTTGCTAAGTTATGTTTCAAGTGCAGCTGCTGCTGTTTATTCAGCATCACTTGGATTTGGTCGCAACATGGTTGTAACACCAGAACAATGGGCTAACATAATGTCATACAACGATGCTGGTCGCCCAATTTATATTGCCGTGAATCCACAAAATGCTGGTGGCGCACTTTCACCTACTTCACTTCGCGGAAATGTCGCCGGTCTTGACCTTCGAGTATCTCGCTACATGAAGGGTTCTGGCGGAGTTGGAACAGCCGATTATTCAATGGCAGTTATCAACCCAGATGCTTACACATGGTATGAGGGCGCTCGTCAGCAACTTCGTACTAACATCAACTCAGACGGAACTGTAGACATTCTACTATTCGGTCAGGGTGCGATCGCCACTAAGTTAGCGGCGGGCGCAAACTGGTTTAACCTAACCTGATAGAAACACCCTAAGTCGCTCGGAGGGTAGTGCCCTTCTACCCTCCGAGTCTTTAGAAAGGATAAGAGCATGGCATTGACAACAGTCGCAGAGCTTCGCACCGCCCTTGGCGTTGGCACTCTCTATACTGATGCAGTCTTGCAGCAAGTCTGCGATGCCGCAGATAACGTACTCTTGCCTTTTCTATGGAAGAATCAGCAATACATAATTGCTCACGGCAATACGGGCACAGTAGGAACACTTTATTTTGATCAGGACATTACCAACGTATTTTATGTTGGCCAACAAGTTACAATTTCTGGTGCAGGTAACCGATATAATGGCACGAAGACAATTACAAAAGTCGATACTCGTTCATTTAACGTAACTACAGCTCACACCAGCGACAATCCACGTCACACAGTCGAGCCTTATGGCATCGCGGCTGTCGAGACTTACACCGACTATGCAACCGTCCCAGCAATTCAAGAATGTGCCTTGATGATAAGTATCGACATCTGGCAGTCTCGCCAAGCGCCATCAAGCGGAGGCGTGACGATCGATGGCTATCAGCCTTCACCTTACAGAATGGGCAACACTCTTCTAGCACGCGTTCGTGGACTGATTGCGCCTTATCTTGATCCGAGATCGATGGTGGGCTAATGGCCGCCATATCAACACTCCGAGCAGGATTAGCAACAGCTTTAATTGACAATAGCAAGTGGTCGGTATTCTCATTCCCACCGCCTACCCCGATTGCTAACAGCTGCGTGATCAGTCCGGCAGACCCTTACATTTCGCCGTCTAACGGATGGCACGCTTCTATCTCACCAATGGCTAACTTCACAATCTCAATCATGGTGCCGTTGCTCGATAACGAGGGCAACCTAAACGGAATTGAGGACAATGTAGTCCGAGTGTTCAATCTACTCGCTGCATCCTCATACACCTACAACGTCACAGAGGTATCGGCTCCGGCCGTCCTGAGTGCCGTCTCGGGTGATCTACTTACATGCAATATCAATATCTCAGTCCTAACGAGTTGGAGCTAAAATGTCCGAGTGGGAAAAAGAGCAAGAAGCCTTCCTGATCAAGATCGGGCAGGTAGCACCATCAACACCTAAGCCAGCACCTATCAAGAAAGAAGAGGAATAATCTCATGGCTGTATTTCTAAACAACAAGGTCGGCGTGAAGATCAATTCTGTCGATCTTTCTGATCACGTTACTTCTGTAACACTAAACCGCGCTTTCGATGAGCTCGAAGTAACAGCGATGGGCGATGGCGGACACAAGTTCGTTAAAGGCCTTGAGGCATCATCTGTCACAATCGATTTCCTAAATGACACAGCGACCGCTAACGTATTAGCAACCTTGCAAGCTGCATGGGGAACCAACGTCACAGTAGTACTACTACAGGAAAAGGGAACCGCCGTAGGCGCGACTAACCCTCTCTACACAATGACATGCCTCATCAACAACACTACAGACATCAATGGTGCAGTCGGTGACATCGGTATGCAGAGCCTGACATTTAACGTCTCAGGCACTACAGTAGTAGCCACCACAGGCACATTCTAAGAAACTAAACAAAGGGGCACAGCATGGCAAAGTTAATAGTCACACTAGCGGACAACAGCGTTACCGAGATCGAGATCACACCTCGACTCGAATACGCGTTTGAGCTATATGCTAAAAAGGGATTTCACAAAGCGTTTCGCGATGATGAAAAGCAATCAGATG